ATCGAATAATCTTATTCTTGTATATAATCCAGTATCTAGATATTTTCTAAATACCACTTCTTTGTTTTTTGCAGAACTATCTAATCCGATATTTCCTGCCCTTTCGACATAAACATTGCTCATGTCGATTCCTTGTGCTTCAAAAGTTTTTATGAATAGATCTCTGTCATCCATATCTCCTCTTGCGGTAACAACGATTACTTTGGAACCTTTCTTCGTTGCATTTTTTATAATGATTTTTGCTTTTGCAATCATCTTACCAATTGGTGTAGATGTCTTATAAAAAATCTCAGCAGACTTAAATTGACCAAAGTCAAATGTTTCGCCTTTTTGCAATTTATATGTATTAAATTGTACGTTATTTAACTGTTTAATTATCTTACCGTTACGTAATACACCTATTTTTGCTTTAGTATGAAAGAGAGTTTCATCAATATCAAAAATAGTAAGCCCCTTTCCAGCGGCTGCCTCGATGATATATTCTATGAGTTCTCTTTTCATAGATCTATTTATATACGTAAATCTTTTAGAACGAAATAACTCTCAAGCGTATGTAATTTATCTTCTGCTTCAGCAATTTTAGTAATCTCTAGATCAATAGTTTCAATAACATTTGGATGTTCTCCAACTCCTACTGAGTTTTGTAAATAGATTTCTACATTTGCTTGAGAAGTTTTAATAATACCTTTGTAATGTGCTTTTAGTGCATCAATTAATATATTTCTCATTTTATCTCCCAAATAATTTTCTTCGTTTAAATTCGTTAATCACTTTGATTAACCCGCGTGTCCAATTATCACGATGTTCAATAAACACCTGAGGTCCTGTATCACCCGCAATACAAATAACTAATTGCGTAATTGGTTGTCCAGTTCTTTCTTCCCACATAATAGCATATGCTGCTGCTTGCATAAAGTAAGAGTGAATCCATTCTTTTTTCTTAAACTTTTTAGATGTTTTCCAATCTATAATAGAAGTTTTACCTTCCCATTCACCAACACAATCTACTGTACCAGCTACTCCTAAATGTGATGAAAACATTCGTTTTTCTGTTGCATAAACCTTTGATAATTTATCTTCAATAATAGGTTTAATTTCTTTAAAATTTTGTAATGCTAAAAGATTCTTTGTTTCTTTAATTTCTCCTAAAACAAAAGCTTCAATCATATCATGAACTTCTGTACCTTTGCCTGAAGCTTGACGTGATATTCTATTAGCTTCTTCTTCTCCAACTCGAGCTCTCCATTTCTGAATACTTTCTTCGCTTAATATAGATAATACGTTTGTAATACTATAATAACGATTAGTTTCTGGATCTTCATACCATCTACCTGATTCGTGGTTAACTTGTTTTAAACCATAATCTTCGGTATTTAGTGCTAATTCAATCATTTTGTTTTTATATTTCCTTTTAATCGTGGAGGTAAACCACTCTTAATTCTATCTTGGACTTCTTTCCATCCACTTCCAGCTTGTCTGAGAGTTGCACCTTCAGTACCAGTAATGTGATTTGGAACTCCTATTTGTTGTTGCAAATTAGGATTTTCTTCTTTAAATTTATCAAGATCTTTGTAACTCATAGTATACTCAGTTACTTCACCTGTTTCTAAATCTTTAAAATCATATCGAGGCATTAAACCACTCCGGTTGTGGGCGTTTTGTCCACGCCATTTTAAATCGTTCTTGTTTTGTCATATAAAAATTTCTATATGATTCTACTGCATCTTCAGTTATACATTGTGGAAATGAAGCCATTGCTAATTTGAATGGAGTCATTTTTTTAACAGGTATATTGTGAGGCAATTTCGATAAAGCTTTTCTAAGCTTACTATCTGTGCTATGCACTTTACCATATCTATACGTATATTCGTCGCATAGAGCAGCAAAATGTACGTAATGCCACCTGTAATTATGCATAGATTCTCGTGTCCATACTGTAGAAGGATGGTTGAAATGACATGCTTTGTATAGCAAATCTTCTCTTTCATCTTCTAAGTAAAAGTATTGTAACATAGAACCAGACTTTGAAGGTCTACGTTCCATTGTGCCATCAACCATACGATGCACAGTTGAAAGCATTTGTGCTGATTCGACTACCATTTTGACAACATGTTTATCACATTGCATTTGGGCTGCTATCACGGGATCATTATCTAAAATAAATATATTCATAGGGCCTATTATACCACACTTTCATAATAAAGTACATGCTTATCTCTAAAAGATTATCCCAGATCTGCAGATCTGGGACAACCAAAGTTTTTTGTTAGTAATCCTCCTTCTATAAAATAAGTTAAAAAACAAATCATATATTATTGGTGATCACCTCCTTAGAGATATTTTATTTTTCTACAGCTGCCTGTTCTTTCACTTCAGGTGCTGTAACCGTTTTGATAAGATCTGGAAATGTATCTTGTACTAACTTAAGCGTTACTCCTTTATATCTTCCAGTAAGTTTCTTATCTTTCATTGCCAATACTAGTTCCGCTTCATTTTTATGAAGAGATTCTAATACTTCAATGAACATACTTTCACGTTTGACAGAAGTAAGCTTATCGCCTCTTCCGCCTTTCATGAAATATTTGCCAAACCTAGGTTGTAATTTATACAAATTGTTTGGTTCAAATCCTTTTGGAGCGTCATCTTGCTTGTATGGTGGTTCACCTTTAGGTAAATTCCACTGTACAGAATCATCAAATCCGCCCTTTAAAATTGTGATTAGTGCAACCGAATAGTTGTCTTTTAGATATTCTCTTCTAGCTTCTTGAGAATCGAGCTTAGCTGCTCCCTCAAGAATTTCTGAGATCATTTTCTTTTTAGCCATTGTAAAATTCCTCCACTGATTCAATCAAATTATTACATCTGTTTTTAACTAAATAATTTAAAACCTTCATACGCATTGCTGGTTTTTGGTTGTTATAATTATCTATAATACTTTGAAACCTATCTGAAGGAATATCGTGCAAATCTATCAAAGTTTTATTTCTTTGAAAGTTTCTAAATTCTTCTGTGGTCATTACCTCGTCTAATTTATCGGCATTGTGTGCAAAATGTTCAATCTTCTTTGCTGTCATAGGAGATTGCCTAATTTCGTCCACAAAGGTATTATCACCAGATAATATATTAGGTATACCATCACCTTTATCTCCTTTTAATATATGTTCAAAGAGATATTTGCGTGGGTTTGGATCGGAAACCGCTTTCTTTTGTATTGGAGAAAACTGTTTTACGTTCGAATATCTTTGTAATTGTATAAAATCTTTATCAGAAGATATAATCATGATTGGTTCATTTTTACCAAACTCTTGTGAGTCTATTGTAAGTGCACCTATAACATCATCTGCTTCACAACCTTCCATATGTACTACTTTATATGGAAAATGATTTGCTAAATCTTCTCTGATTTGATTTAATACTCTAAATATTTCATTCCAATCTAAGTTGGATTCTGTTCTGTTTTTCTTTCGTGCAGCTTTATATTGTGGGAAATATTCTTTTCTCCACGTATTAAAACCATCTGTGCATATAACCATTTGGCCATATTCATCACGATATTTTTTATTATACATACGAATACTGTTTAGTATCATATGTCGTATTAGCTCTTCGCTATCTACTTTTTGCACTATTATATTACTTAGTGCTATTTGGCTATAATCAAGCAAAATCATTTGGATCATCCTCAGGTTCGTTAAATATGTCAGAAAGATCTATATTTTTTTGATCAGCATATTCGAGTACTTTTAATTTACCATACACCGTTGCCAAATCATCTTGTAATACATGATCAATCTCTGCAGATCTCATAAACGTTGCAACTAACATATTTAGTATAACATATAAGTCTTTATAAGTATCACTATCAGGATTTTGTATATCCATGTTATCTGATAAAGGACTCCAATCTTGTTGTTCGATTGTTTCTTGTATAATATGCATTGCAAATCTAGCTAACTCAATTGAGTCTTCTTGTAGATTTTTTCGTTCCAATACTCGTTCTGTCATATTTTCAGACATACGATCTGGGAATTGAATTATGTTACTTTTTTTCTGCATTTGGTATATTATACCATACTTTCTAATGTTTGTACATGCTTTATTTAATTAAATGCTTAACAGAATTAGACCCAATACGACAATTGACAATACCATTATAATAATCATCTGATAATAATACGTCGTGTTCGAATTGAAGTTTTGTTTCCATGTATGCACACTCGCCCTTAGTCTTACAGAATACCAAAATTTCGCGATAGAAATTCTCAATACCCATTTTTTCCACGTCTTCCGTAAGGTGTCTACTAGACCCATAATAATCTCTCCAGTCAGATTCTACTTTAAGTTTCTTTCTTCGTTTTCGTGTTTTTGTGATGGGAAGTGTTTTGGATTTCCAAAAGAACTTCTTTCCAATGTATTTCCTTTGATTCTGTAGGTTTGTTATCATGTATACAAAACCATACATTTCTTCTGGATTGAATAAGTCGTCTTGCGGCCTTTCCCATAATTTACCTTTATAATACCATTCGCTCATATATTTATTTATATGAGTTAATTGATTGCCTTTTTGATTGTAATTTCATCTCTTGCACATGCTATTTTAATAGAAGGTATATCTATTGACCACATTTTCTCTGCGGTTTCTTTCATTACAAGAATGTT